CAACTTGCTCACCTGCTTCTAAGATAAACTCTTTCGCTCTCATTTTACTTGCCTGTTGGTTTCTTAGGGTTATAATACTTGGCTTCCCACTTGCTGCCATTTCTCTGCATGATGATGTGTTTGCCAATCCATTCTTCTAATCCACCATCACCATCACGGCTGCGGAGGAATGCTTGGCGGATATTGTAAGCTGGTATTAATTCCAGTTCACCTAGGGAGAGTATTTCACCTTCTTCTTGATAGCCATCTCTGGCCGCGTCACGTGCTTGTCTAGGACTTACTTCAACAGCTTCTTTAGCCGCAACAAACCAATCATGCACATCATAGTTCCAATTCATATAATCAACATCATTTTCTGCGGCTTTGTCCCAGTCAATCTGGCCTTCTTCTTCGTGGCCTTCAGGATAGACATAGCCTTCTTTGCGTAGCCAATCATACCAATAGTCATCTTGATGTTCCCAATCATTGACTTGTTCCCAGACATGTTCCATGACTATCTCGCCAATCTGCATCAAGGGTTCTTTTAATTCTTCATCATCAGCAAACATTATCCATTCGTTGATATAGTATTCAGGCATTTCTTCTTTGAAGAATGGCACCAGATTACCAAAGCGGTGTTCTAGTAGATAAACGATATCCTCTACACTGCGATCTTCTTCATCCATGAACTGCTCGCTAGGGAAGTGCAGTTGATATTTCTCACCTTGGTGTTTGGGTTGTTTAGGTAGTAGGATATACATCTGCCCATCTTTGTGATAGTGATTAAAATAGTTGGTACCTTGTGTTGACGCTGTGCACCAACGTGTGCCTTGACCGTAATAGCAAGCCGCCGCCTGATCGTTAGGAACCACTATACGCACCTGATCATTTTCAAACGCAGTATAAGCATCACCTTTTTCTAGGCCTTTCTTTTCTTCTGGATCTGGATATTCATCCATGACAGACACGAAGTCTGCTAAATCAGCATAGCGCATGATGTCGTTGCGTGGGCTTGGTATTTTCTTTTTGAGTTTAAGTGTGTGGAACTTAGCCAATGCTGGTTTGACTTTGCTTTCTAAGTCTTCGATACGAGCACCCCAACCGCCATTGGCATACATCTTAGCTAGGAACACTGTGTATTCTTTATTCTTAGTGGGATCACAGGCTTCAATAGCCTGCATGACTGAAATCAGCGCATTGGTTTTTGTATTGGGATCTAGTTCTTTTTTACTATGTAAAAGATTATAAACTGAGGCGATCTCTGGGCTAGGATCTTTGAGAACTGTCTGCAAGATCTTATCACCAAAACGTTCAGCTGTGGCCTGTTGGTTATATTCTAATAGTAAAAATTCTTTAGCTCTCATAGTCTGAATACACTGTAAACAATAGGATAATCATGTTCACCAACTATACCATAGTTGATGGGATCTTTACCACCTTCGCGTTTTTTAAAATCACTCCATACTTGATCAAACACTGCTTCTGGATTGTCTTGATATTCTTTAGTATCTTGGCATTGATCCGTGAATCCTTCATAGTGAACAACGTAGTCACCTACAATATCCTTACCAACATCATCTGGAGTAAGTCCGTTTAAGAATTCTTCTACACGAGGATCTAAGCGGGCTTCACTTTCATCTAGGCTTAATTCTTGATCAAACTTTTGATTTTTGTTTTTGTAAAGTTTGTCTAAGTAACCTTTGTTGCGCACGATCTTAAATGCTAGATTTTCTGTTGAGAACTCACCACCAGCATCAAGTCCTGCTTGGCGTGCGGCTTTGATCTTATCTTGTAGTCTAGTGATATCTTCAACACTGCCTTCACGGATAGCACGATTGATCTGCGTCATCAAGTCACGGGCTTTAGCATTGACAGCATGATCATTGATCGAGGGTTTGCGATATTCTGGTATGCGTATCCAACGGGCATCTAACACGCTGTAGGTACCTTCTGATACATTCTCAGCACCAACATCTTCTACATATAATTCTACTTCATGTCCTTTGATAGTGATGTCATGCTCATCATTCCAGATCTTTTTCTTGGCCATGTAGAACGGTTCAGTGATATCACCATCTAATGCTGAATAATCTGTGACGATGTGTAAGTCAAAATCGCTGTATTGTGTATAATTATAGTTGACTAAGCTACCACGTAGGATAACATCAACTAGTTTAAAGTTGGGTATTTCTAAGTATTCGATAAATCGTTTGGCGATCTCTAATAGTTTATAGCGGACATCAACACGTAGCTCATCTCCATCCCACACATCTTGATTCAGTGTGTGATGATATGCTATGTTACCTTTGACTAGATCTTTGGCTCTCATATGTGTCTCATGTCTACGAATTGGCGGAACCAAGCACCTGTGCCTGGTAACACTAATGCATCTTCAGGAAGTGTTAATTTATCTTTTTCAAATGCTTCACGTGCATCTTTAACTAGTTCTTCATAATCAGGGCGTGATTTGATTTTCTTAACAATCGTTTCTACTGATTCTAAATCAGCTGGAGTCCCACCAATTAATTTTTCTGCGATTTCTTTAGGATTCTTACTAATGACTTCATTGCTATCACGATCTACTAGACCATTTTTATATGACCATTTCATACCCAATGCCTTGGCTATCGATGCTAACAGTATCTGGCGATGCAGGCCTTTATATGGACTACCTTCTGGCGATCCTTTAACGCTGAAACGTTGGAATTCAGGATCTCCAAACATAAAGTCTGTTTGCACATATCCATTTTCAGGATCGCCTAAGATAGGAGTACGTAAATGCACGCTATCACCTGACTTTTTAATATCAGTTGGTTTGATACCTTTTTTTAATAACTGTTGGATCAATATGTCTTTTGAAATTTTACCTGCATCAACAGCTAGATCTAAGTCACCACTTGTTTCTTTATATCCTGTTGATCCTAACATGTTATCTACTAGATTTAGCCCAGTTAATCGTTCTAGCCATTGCACGGTAGGAACGACATTCTCACGATTAATCCTGGTAGTTGCAGGATTACCTTTGGCATCTTTAAATACGTTTCCACCTTCAAATAATTGCATTATTTTACTAGTCCTGCTTTTACCAATAGATCGTCAATATTCTTATTGCCTGTTTTGCTGGTCAATGGTTGATTGCCGGCGGCTTTCTTTAGATAACTTGTAACGTTGGGATCAGGCTTGCCTGGGGTATAGGCTATCTCTTCACCAGGAACTTTACCTACTGCTGGTTGACCATAACTTGATTTGTGCAATCTAGTCGCGGCACTTAATGGAACACCAGCCCCAGCTGCTAAATTCTTACCTACGAAACCAGCGGCTTGGCCGACTCCTCTGATACCAGTAGCGATAGCTCCAGCTGCTTTACCACCGCTAGGAGGTAATTTCTTTTGTGGGTTCTGTGCCTGTTGTATAGCCTGGTCCAATGCTGATTCTTTTATAAAGTCTGTACTTTTCATATTAATGTCCGTAGGCGTGAGCCAGTCCTTTTACTACTTTATCTAAACTATCTTCATCTGCTTGATACTTAATACCAATACCACCCTTGGCGCGCCAACGCTCGATGTTAATTCCACGATCATCGATCAAGATGTTAGGGCTACCATCACTATTAACAGCATAGTGTTCTTTTTGTCCTGTGATAATAATATTTTCAGGTTGCGGGCTGAGATATTTTTTAATCCATTCGCGTTTCCAATGTTCTGAGTTTTTATGATCACCACGCAAAGGACTACTACAAATACTGTAATGTGGTACATAACTCAATACCAGTTGTATCAGATTATTTGCGGTAGGGAATTTAGGTAATCTAACAAAGAAATCAGTACCTATCATTTTGTTTAATGTAGGATCTTGGCTAGCTGGAGGAATGCTCCTATAGTCATGCTTGCCAAACTTATCTGCTGGAACGCCTGCTAGTTTAGCATATTCATGGAAAAAGTCTGCAAGAACACCATCCATATCTAGATAGATTTTGGTGTTTTTGGTAGCTCTAATTAGTTCTTCTGATCGCATATCTAGTATTTATCGCGAATACTATTATACGCTTTTATGCTTGTCTTGTCAAATAATTGGTGCGTATGCGTTGAGGCATGAATGCATCTTTAACTGAACTAATAACTATATCGTTATCAAATTCTTTGCATGAAAATACGTCTAGATATAGGTCACCAGTACTATCGATAAAGTGTGCTACGATACTACTGGTTACTATAATTTGGACTGCGGTAAAGCCCGCTTTGTCAGGGAACTCTGCCGCAGTGTATTCAATATATGGTTCCCCGATGGGTTCCATATCGATGGCTTGGACCAAATGTTTTATGAAGTTATAGACATTTTCTCGGCTTTGTATGCTAGGCACGTGGCAAGCATGACAGTCAAGGATTAGGTGATAACCCCAAAAACTGTTGGTGTTAGTCATCTTTACCGCTACCGCCGCATTTCGCACGTTTAGCGTTAGTCAATTTACCAAAGTCTACTGGCCATTCTTTACCTGGTGCTAGTTCTTTAGCATCAGCTGGGAATTTATAAGTAACACCAGCAAGTGCTTGGATGTCCTTGATTGGCTTACGATATTTGGTTAAATCATTACCTAGATTAGGATATGGAGCAACGTGTGGGAAATACCAACCAGCTACTTCATGTGTCTTGTCGTTGATGACGATCTTGTAGAAAGCGTGTGGAACTCTAACACCTTTACCTACTGTCGTGTCTGTTGCTGCATAAACACCACCAGCATAAGCAGTCATTGGAACATTAAGTTGTAATGCCCAACCACGGAATGATGTTTCTAACAGTTTCCAAATACCACGATTCAAGCTACCAAATTGTGGGCTCATGTTGGTCATCAAGAAGCTTTCATACTCAACTTGTTGATCCCATGATTGGTCACCATCTGGAGCCATATGGCCTTTGTCATAGTTAAATCCTTGTGCGTTCTTACCAACGTAGTCAGCTGGTGTAGCACCATCTTTAACGCTAGCGTCAGCAACGAAAGCGTTTGAACGTGTAACACAACCAAGTACATGGTCAGGTGTTAGTGTCCAGCTTACATTGTTAGGGATTTTGTTAGCAGCATCATATTCAACCAAATATGCTTGACGGCAAATAGGTGTGTATGGTGTTGCTGAAGTTTCTGCGCCATAAGGAATGTGTGCTGAACACTGAGCGATTCCACCTGGAGCACGTTGCGTCCACGCTTGAGCGTTGATGCTCAATAGTAGAGTTAAAGCTAATACTAGTTTTTTCATTTGAAAGTCCTTTATATAAAAGTAAAAATATTTATACTAATTTGTCGGGTGAAATAATATTTGTGCTGAGCAACGGGTTCCAACCTGTACCAGTTTTTGTATACATTTGATTAACTGGAACCCAAGCATTGTTTTGTTTATAATAGACATTGGTGATCAAATTCCAGCTGCCAGCATTCTTGATATACATCTGTAGTTTGCGTTGGAATGTCAACACAGCATACCCATCATATCCAGCATTACCTGTCGATGGAGGAGCGAATGATAATCCAAATCCTCCTGACACCGTACCTGATCCATTTATTTTATAGTCACCTAATCCTTGACCGCCATTGCCAGGACCGCCTTGACCAGCATCATCTCCAACACCCGGACCACCTAAGCCACCAAATATACCGCCTCCACCACCACCGCCAGCAGCATAAGCATTAGATCCGTCTGTACCATAGCTTGATGTATTCAGTTGTGGATAATTTTGTGGATTTCTAGTATCCCATAATTCAGAATTACTTGGATTTAGTATTTTTGCCGCACCACCAGCTGGGTTATAACCACCACCTGGTGCATTGGTAACATACATGGTAATTGTATGTGTTCCTGCTGAAACATTGGCTGTTGCTTGATTTCCTGATCCAGTGAATCCACCAGCAGTTACCACTTGGCTGCCATCTACTTGTAGATTACCTGAATTATCAGCTGCCATGATAAATGTATAGGTGCCTGATGTAGGGAATGTTACCGTAGTTGTGTAAACATAAGTAGTAACATCGTAAACACCACCAGTCCAGATAGCATAGGTATTCATGAAATTACTCCATGCATAACTGCTCACTGGATACCAATTACTGTAGGAATTTTGTATACCACCCGGAAGTCCAGGTAATCCAATTTGGTAACCATGACCACCACCTCCACCACCACCACCCGCGGCTATGGCCATTGGTATACCATTAACAACGATAGCAGTAGCACCACCACCAGCACCTCCTCCACCTTCATGACCATCATCTGATTGAGTATTAACTGATCCGCCTTTACCACCATAGTAGCTCAGATTGATAGTGGTTCCAGCATGTGTACCGTTGACATAAAAATGTAACCAACTGTATGCCGGTCCTGATGCTTGTGTGTTGCTGTAGATCCCTGAATTATATCCGTTTTGATAAAATGTTATTTGCCCATCAGCTGATGTAAAATTACTACCAGCGGCATGTGTATGGAACACACTAAGACTGTATCCTGAATTTAGATACGCTGTAAATGATCTAGGACCAACTCCACCACTGTCAGTGATCGCTGATACATTAGCAAACACGGTAGAAACATATCCAGCTAATTGTGTTTGCACTGCGTAAAATTGCCCTGTACTACTTTGTGAATAGTAGTCATCGAATCCATTGTCAAACAATGTATAAGGTGTTGGAGGAATAGGAGCTCCAAAATTAGCACCTCCGGTATCACTGATAGCAGCCTGTCCTGCACCACCAACTTCAACTGTGATAGTGTTGCCAGAAAATATGTTTAGATTTGATTGAACATATTGTCCACCACCACCTGGAGCACCCGTATCACTGCCGGTGCCACCACCAGCACCATATAGATTAACCTGTACATTAGATAAAAATCCATCGGGCATGGTAAACTTGTATAGTCCGGGTTTATTAAATACTAATTTGTAGGTCGAAGCTGTCATTTATAAATCCTTGGCCGCATGGGCTAGTTTAGCCGCATGTTGGTGCACTGTTGTGCTGTAATCAGAACCTTTGGTTTTTCTCAAATTCTTTAAAAATTCAAAGTATCTATGTTTTTCATTCAATGGATCGTGTAATGCACGTCCTATTAATTCTCTGGCTGTGACTATGTCACCATAGTCAGCACTTTCATGGGTTACTATGTTAGTTACTGCAAAATCTTCGCTGACAGAATGCCATTGATCACGACCATTATACCATTCATCAGCGTCGCTTTGTGGACCAGTATATGGATCTTGATCTGGGCTATGGAATAGGTCAGTACCGTTGTTCCAGCTATTGTTTGGTCCAGACCATTGGTCTTCTAAAAATAATTCTTTAATCAGCATAAGAGTATTTATCAAGGTTTTAGCACTTGACAAGTTTAACATTTGAGTGTATAATACACTGTATTATTAACCATTCCGTGAGCTCAAATATGTCTAAATTCAGCGAAAAATTAACCAAAATCATCACAGATCCAATCATTGGACCTTTTGAAGGTGAAGATTTTTGGATTGATGACAATGGTACTATACAGGTAGCAGAAAATAACGTTAAGATGGCTGCTACAATCATGCGTAAAACCAACGCAAGTGGAAAGTTCAAACAAAGATTAGTCAAGATCGGACACAGTGGAGACAGCATTTTATTAGGTTTTGACAATCTAACAGAAGTAAAGCCAATTTACACAGCTAAAATCGGATTCAAAGGTGACATGCTGGCAGAAGTCAAAGAAGATGCTGATGGTAAATTTTGCCTGTATATCAATGGTAAACGTGGTGCTAGGATGTTCAGCAAGTTATCAGCAGTGAAAACAGCATTGAAGAAATTAGATCGAGAAATGCAGTCAGCTGGTCAAGAACCAGAAGATCTAGACGACTAGTTATTTCTTATTGACTATAGCAGTTAATAGCTTGGCTTTAGCTGGATCTTGGGCGGCTTTACCAAGTATGTTTTGAATCAATGGCTGTAGAGTCTTAGCATCTGTAGCATCAATCGGCTTACCTTGCATGGCATGATTTAATGCTTGTACAGTCTTTTCAGGTGAACCAGTTTTAGCATTCACAGCGGTAGTTAATGTGTTAGTTGCTAGAGCTGTCTGTTGAGCTTGCTTTTGAGCTTTAGCGATAGCACCTGGATCTGTGCTGATGCTAGTTAAACTAAGTGCGGTATTAGCAGTTTGCCCAGGAGTATTAGATGATTGGCCTGGTGCTGGTTGACCAAATGTTGCTCCACCATCTTCATCTACTGCTTTTTTTTTATCTAATGCGTTTAATTTCTTTTGTAGTTCGGCACGTTCTTGTGGAGTTGGTACACGGAAATTTTTAGCACGTTCAATATCTTTTAATTTATTAGCAATGATCTTGTGACCACGACTTTCGTCTGTTGTTGCTTTTTCAACAGGTTTGTATTTGAAATCTGAGGCATAAGGTGTATTTTTGTAGGCTTTTTTAGCTGCAGATAGGCTTGGAAATTTCTTATGATAGGTCTTTAGATGTTGACCTTCATCATCACTGAGCGTGACTATCCAGCGTGCTTCAACTGGACCATAATAACTTTCATCTACTTGTTTAGACATTTTCTTTTTAATGTCTGCTACTTTCTTTTGGAATGCCTTGCACTTTTCATCATCACCAGCTTTGTTGGCTTTGGCTGCTAGTTCTGTATACTTGTCTGCTTGTTTTTTCAAGTCAGCACTTTCATTTAAACCTTTTTCATATTCAGCACGGATAGCTGGAAGATAATCACTCCAAGCATCTCTAGCACGTTGTTTACCTAGCTCGTAAGCAAAGTATAAGAATGCTTCGTTGCTTAACTCTAAATTCGTCAACCCTGGACGCATCTGTTTAACTACTTTACTAACGATAGGATCTTGTTCTGCACCTTCGTTCTTAGGTTTTTTACCAGCCTTCTTCATGGCGATAGCTATAGCCGCTTGCTGTGCTGGACTACCAGCTTCATCTGTTTTAACTGTTTTAACTGTTTTATATCTTGGGTGAGGTTCATGACCACGTGGGTGTCTTGCACCTTTACGACTTGGTCGTTTAGGTTCTACACCTAGATCTTCTTCATTAAACTGTGCCCACATTTCTTTGAGTTTTTGTTCAACAGTCATGTCTTCGCTAACTTTTTTAAGTTCTTTCATCATGTTAGGTACGACACTTTCTTCCTGTTCTTCAGCGCCACCACCTACCATTTTATTGCCTGGAGTAGCTGCATCTGTGCCTTTCCAATAACCTGTAAACTTAGGACCTGTAGGAGCCTTTTCAGCACTCTTCATGGTACCTTTGCTTTCCATGATAGTTAATAACTTTTTCATATCCATGTTATTGTGCCTTTGATGTTGCACGCAAGAACCATGCATGTTTAGCAAACGCATCTTGGCGATCTGCTAGGAAGTTGCTTAGGCCATGATGCCCAAGAGCTTCTGCTTCTACAAATAATGTTTTCATGATTTCCTGCATCTTTTCTGCATCAGCTAGTAATTCTGCTACCATGGCTTGTGGAGGTAATACTTCTACTTCGTCGCTGATCGCTGTTAATGCTGAAAAGCGTTCTAGGCTTGCTGGAGTGTAGGCTTTGATTTTACGGATGTTTTCTGCAAAGTCATCTACAGCATCATATACTTCTTCATAGATTTTTTGGAATAATTTATGTAGTTGATAGAAATCCTGACCTTCTACATTCCAGTGGAAGTTCTGTGCTTTGATAGCAAATGCATATTGGCTAGCAAATGCGATCTTTAACTGTGTTGAAAACTTATCCATTATTTTTTCTTGCTTTTCTTTTGTTTATATGTACCACCAAATAGGCTACCTACTTGGCTACGTTTAACCATACTGCCCATAGGAGTAGTAGCGATACCGCCTGCACTTGTACCACCACCAGTGGCATTTTCTGCTACTGTAGGTTGTACACCCATTTCGTGTTGGCTGGCCATATATTCCATAACAGTAACCATCATACCCTTGGCAAGGCTGATTTTTTCTTCTACCCATTCAGGTAAGTCTTCGTTATTTCGTAATTCTTTAGCTAGATCTACGCTGGCACGTACGATAGTGTGCAGGTTGTTTTTAACCATGCTTACTTCACCGCTGTATTCGTCATCTATACTAAATTCTTCTTTGATAAATTCTTGTGGTTTCATAACTTTACTCCGTATAGTGTATTTATTAAACTTTAAAAGTTATTTCAGACTTAGCGACAGGTCTAGAAAAGCTGTTAATCCTAAAGTTTCTCATTTCAAATTCTACCACACTATTTGCCTGTGGTACTGTTTCTAATCGCATGGAATTAAAATTACCTGGTATTAGATCCACATAAAAATTTTCATCGATGCAGGTATCTAATCCCCAAATCCAAGTACGTTCAGTGATAAGATCATCATTGACGTATAGTCTATATCTATTATTTTCGTAATTGACCCAACTGGGTTTTAGACAGTGTATTTCAACAGTTAGATTGACTTCTGACATAACTAAACTGGTTTTTTACCTTTGCCTATGTTTTTGTTAACTTTGATTTGACGAGTTGGAGCACCTGGATTTTTACGACCTACTAGACCAAATGCTTTCATTTCTTTACCTAGGGTATTAGGATGTACGTCTACAGTCATTGATGTTTTATAGCGTGGATCATTTCCACCACGAACTACACCTACTCCACCAGTTTCGGCCAGATTATCTACTAGGCCCATGCCTTTACGGACTGCCTGGAATAGTGCTGGTGCTAGTCGTCCTGCACCTGTTGATTTAGAAAATGCTTCCATATTATCTGCTAGCGCAGCCGCACGTGCTTGGCTGGCACTGACGCCTTCTACACCTTCTGCACCATCTTCACGATCGCCACTTGATACAAAATCAATATTGGCAAATTTATAGTAGGTTTTCTTGCCTTTTACACCATTGTATGATGTTAATAGTTTTTGGAATGCTTCCATGCGATCACTACCTGCTACAAATGTAACGTGTGTATAACCATGCTGATATAAGAATTCAGCTATGTCCATGATAGTGCGTAGTCCACCTACGCTGACATGACCAGCATGCTTAGGAAACATCTGTTTAACGAATTTAACTTTAGTATCGTAGTCTAAGGGATTGTCTCGCTTGTCTTGTGTATGGCTAAGGAATATATAGTAATCTCCACCACGAGCGGCTTTGTGAGTAGTGGCCATTAATCGAGCATGACCAATAGTGGGTGGATTCATGCGACCAAAGCAAAAGGCCACATGTTTAGGTTGACGAGCTTCGTAAATTTCAGTTAATAACATAAGACTATACCGTATTTCAGTATATTTATCTTATAATTGTTCGAGTAGCCAAGGATAAAATGGGCTAGAAAATTTCAACACATAAGTACCATTCCACCCTAGATTAATACAACCATCTAATTTAGTAACTGTTTGCCCATTATACTGTTGAGGTTGATCTAATATATATTCAGCTGACCATAGGACGTTGCCTAAACTAGCACCTTCGATGCTGATGTCTTTGATGTTTAACAACATATCTTTGATGATAACACCGTTTTCTACGATGGTATCGTTGGAAGTTTTATTTTCTAAACGCACTTTGATAGTGTGATCACCTTCACTGACTGTGTGATCAAAAACCACGTTATGCGGGTCAGCTGATATTTCAGACTGTACTATAACGTGGTCATCTAACCAAACACTAAACTGAGGTTTGCGTTCCCAAAAAGTGCCATTTAGGCTAACAACAAAACTCAGTTTTTCTTCATTCATATTACTGTTGCGCTTGTTTCGCTGCCATTTGGGCTGGAGTGATATCAGGCATACTTGGTTTACCACCTGTCAATACACTTAAATCACCAGCGAATTCATAATGTCCTGAATGGTTCAACAGTACTTTAGCGTGAGCATAAATCTCACCACCTAAAGCTGCCCAACGACGACAGAATGTCCAGTCTTCTGATAGATAGTGACCTTTTTCGTCGATCTCTGTATCAAAGATCGAATACATAGTTGGTTCGTATTGTTTACCTAGACCCACATCGTCCACGTATTTTGTTTCAGGGTGAGCAGCGCAGAGTTTTTCATATACGTGGCGTTTAAACATCATGAAGCCTGTGCCCATGGTGTCCACTGGGAAAATATCATTTTGGATAACTGTACCAGGTTTAACATTGATTACATATGAAATTGGTAATGCTTTCTTAGGGTACAATCCACCGATGACATCTTTGTCAGTGATCAACATCATAAAGATAGCTTCAGGTTCAAATCGAATGTCTGCGTCGATGAACATAAAGTGTGTTGCTGCCTGATTAGTCATCATTTTAGCCATCAAGTTATTACGAGCACGTGTAACTAATGATTCATTAACCATTGTGTCTAATGACCATTGTAAACCCATTTTATTTGCCATCAAGATAAAACGCAAGAAGCTAGTAAAACATGGTTCAGTGATCTGGCCACCGTAACATGGAATACCAAAATGTACGTGTACTTTGCTAAAATCAAATTGTTGTTGTGGATTTGGTGAACCAGTTGCTGGTAAGTTTACCTGCATCATTTTTGGTGAATTAGGTTTGATACGTTTTGATTGTTTTGAATTTTTTGCCATCGAAAATCTACCTTTAAATTAAAATTATTCTGCTTGAATTTCTACTAGTGTACCTGCACCAGCTAGTTCTTGTACTACTGCTTCTAAACTGTCAATGGTTTCTTGGTTGAGAATAGTAACACCACTGGCATCTTCTGTGTCTTTTAACAGTTTGCTAACTTTGATTACTAATACTTCTTCATGTAATTTCGCCATGATTGATTCCTTGATAATATACTACTATTATTTACCAGGGCAGAATTAACCGTAAAAATTATTTTACTACAATAAAACCATTTTCGTCAACTGTTTTGTTTTCTAATAGATCAACACTTGGTGCTAGCACAAGGAATTTGATTCCATTTTCAATATAATCAACAGTTACGATGCTACCTGATTCTACATGTTCAAATAATATTTTCTTACTTAGAGGTACTTTGATCAGTTCGTTGATCTTACGTGCTAACGGTCTTGCACCCATAGCAGGATCAAAGCCAACTTCTGTTAAATGATCTACTAGTGCTTCAGTCGAACGCACTGTGATATTTCTTTCAACTAGTAATTCATTTAATTCGTTTAAGAACTTGACAACGATTTTCTTCATTGAAATCTTGTCTAGTTTATTGAACTTGATTACCGCGTCTAATCGATTGCGGAACTCTGGTTTAAAGAACTTCTTAGCTGCTTCATCATCTGTGCCTTCTTTTTGTAGAGATCTACCAAAACCAATGGCATTCTGTTCACCATCTGCTGCACCTAGGTTTGAAGTTAGGATTAAGATACAGTGACGTGCATCTGCTTTCTTACCATTTGAACCAGTGATATAACCTTCATCCATGATCTGTAGTAGTAAGTTACTAATGTCTGGATGTGCTTTTTCAACTTCATCTAGCAAGATGATAGCATGTGGGTTACGTTCAATTTCACTGATTAACAAACCACCACCTAGGTTACCATCTTCATAGCCAACATAGCCCGGAGGTGCACCAATCAATTTAGCCATAGCATGTTTCTCTTGATACTCACTCATATCAAAACGTAAGAGTTTCATAGCTAATGCATCTGAAAGCAATTTACATAATTCTGTTTTACCAGTACCAGTAGGTCCTAGGAACAAGAAGTTGCCTACAGGTTTGTTCAATGCTTTCATACCAGCCTTGGCCACGTAGATTTTTTCTAATACTTGATCCACTGCTGAATCTTGACCATATAACTTGTCTTTGATTGTTGCTTCTAATGTGATCAAGTTTTCTGTAGCTTTTTCACTGAGTAAGTTTTCTTTAGGAATCTTAGTTGCTTTACTGATAGTGTCAACGATATCTAATTTAGTAACTACAAAGTCTGGATCTTTAATCTTTAATCTAGCACAGCTCATGTCGACCAAATCCAGGGCTTTATCTGGTAAACGTTTGTCTGTTTGATAACGCACACTTAGATCAACGGCGGCTTCGATAGCATCATCATTGATAGTGCCATTATGGAATGTTTCAAAATGTTGACGTAGACCATATAAGATATCTTTGGCCACTTTAGGACTAGGTTCGTCAATGTTGAGTTTATAGAATCGACGCATCAGCGCACGATCTTTTTCAAACGATTGTGTGTATTCTTCAAAGGTAGTCGATGCGATGACTTTAATATTGCCTTTGGCCAATGCCGGTTTCAGCATGTTGGCGAAGTCTACTGAACTTGATCCACCTGATCCTGCACCCTGCATCTGATGCGCTTCATCGATGAACAGTATCGTTTTACCTTTAGAACTTAATGCTGACAGGACATCTTTGAGTTTTTCTTCAAACTCACCGCGATATTTGCTACCAGCTAGCAAACTGCCAATTTCTAGATTGTATACAGTATAAGGTTTTAGATATTCTGGTACTTCGCTGTGTATGATCTTATATGCGAGGCCTTCTGCGATAGCGGTCTTACCTACACCAGGATCACCAATCATCAACACATTAGATTTGTTACGTCGTGCTAGAACCTGAGCTATTTCTTCTAGTTCAGCAGCCCGACCAATCACAGGATCAATCTTGCCATCTAAAACCTGTTGGTTTAGATTGGTGCAGTATTCTTCTAATATGCGATCAGCATAGTCTTTCTTAGTAGTTTCTTTTTTAGGCAAGCCAAATCTGTCAGTGTTTTGTGCTGTAAAGAATTCGATCAACTGCTTACGATTGACACCCCATTTAAGCAAGAAGTAAGCAGCATGGCTGTTAGGTTCTTGGCTGATACTTAAGAACAGATCAATGGGTTCCATGAAATCGCGACCACTAAACAATACTTGAGTGAATGCACGATTAAACACACGTTCAAGACTATGTGTGCGCATCGGAGTTACATTTTCAATATTTTCTTTGATCAGATGATCTTGTTTGCCAATATAGTCATAAAGATCTCTCAATAGCTCGTCTACTTCTACACCATAGTCTGTTAGTAATTTGTTGAATTTTTGAAATTCTATTAGGGCTATTAGCAGATGTTCCAAGGTAACATATTCATGCTTGTAATCTTTAGCGAGATCACAGGCATTGCTGATGATTAGTTCTATATCAGGATTACTTTTTAATTGCGACACAATTGAGCCCTTTAAAATATTTATTGAGTAGCTTTAATGTTTCTAAGCATGTTTAATTGCTGTTCGGATAGTATAGGAGTTTTAACTATTACGTTGACTATGAGATCACCTCTATGGGTAGTATTCATCTGATATAGCCCCTGTCCTTGCAGACCAAACTTACTAGAATGTTGACAACCTTGTGGAATCTTGATTGAGAATTCTCTACCATCGACTCCTTGTATGGACTTTTCGGTACCTAGCATAGCATCAATGCTGTCAATTTCTAAATTGGTTAATAAATTGATACCGTGTAATTCAAAGCGAGTATCAGCTTGCACACTAATTATAACATACAAGTCACCTCTTGTCAAGGTTTCAAACATATTATCGCCCATTTGGCTGTATTTGATAGTAGTGCCATCATTGATACCACGTGGAATGTCTACATCTACATTATAACGATCACCTTTGGTAGTCTGTACTGAAATAGTCTTGCGTTGTTGTTCAAGAGTGCTGGCCAATGAGATCGTTATATTAATACGTAGATCTTTGTTACGTCTAGGTTGTGCATGCCTTTGGAATGGGTTAGCACCAAAGCCTTGATTAAAGAATTGTTCAAAAATGTCATGTGGTCCACCGCCACCAAAATGGAATTCGAATCCATTTGGATGACCATGAAATCCTTGACCAAATGGACTTGGGTTATCGTGCTGTTGGCGTTTAACGGGATCGCTCAGCGTTTCATAAGCTGATTGTATTTCTTGGAATTTAGCCGTGTCACCACCTTTATCGGGGTGATGTTGTCCCGCTAGTTTGCGGTAAGCCTTTTTGATTTCTGCGTCGGAAGCCCCTTTGGGCACTCCCAATATTGTATATGCGTCTGCCATATTGTTAACTATTATATGATAAAAAAAGGTAAGCGTCAATAGCTTACCTTTTATTTAATGTCTAGTAGTTACTAGCTTATTTTTTTGCGTCTTAGAGGACGATCTGCATCTGCTGGAGCAGTTTCAGTTACATTAACCACTTCTTCTACTACCGGAGCACTTGCTGCCGGGGCGTCTCCAAACCCCTGGTTAAAACCCCCGCCAAATCCTGCTGCTGGTGGAGATGCTGGTTGTTGTTGTGGTTGGTTACTTACTTGTACTGTACCACCTGTTGGAGGAACATACGTCGTACCTGCACCTTGACCAAAACCATTCAATCCGCCATTTTCTGCGCCACCTAATTTTTCTTTAGTGCGACCATAGGCTGCGATACCTAACACAGCACCCATAGCCACATGGAACAAGCCTGCTCCTTGTAGTGTCAATGGTTGCCATTGGCTGGTTACAGTGCCATGGCTTAAACTCTGTAGTAGGCTCCATAATACTGGAAATACGATGAAATCACACATACATACCAACATGTACATCCAACCCATCATTGGACGCCATTTGCTGTTCATCCAATCTTCTTTTTTCTTTTCACTTGCGCTTGTCATTGTCTGCTCCTAGTGCTTGATTATAATAGTATTTATTCTTTTTGGTTAAGCCAGTGATGCTAGAGCTTTTAACCCTTGTATAACATTATACATAGTAGTTTTCGCGGCTAAATCGTTAGCAGCATCTGCGATGGCTTGGCTATGTGCTAGATCACCAACCAATTCTGCATATTCATCTTTTGAAATCTTACCTGCTTTGTAGTCAGCTTGTAGTTCATAAGCATCTGCGGCCCAATTGGCGATGCCATCAGATGGATGATCGTTTAAATCTTTTAATTGTTGTTCTAAGCTCATCGTGGTTTAGCTCCTATAGCGTTTTGTATTGCGACTGCGTTCTTTTCGATGGTACCAAATTTAAGAGTACAGTATGAAGTGCTAACTGTTTCTTTGTCATGATACTTTTCATTTAATCCTTTGACTATTTCTGCTAGTTCACTGGTCATCTTGATAGTTTCATCATTACGTGGGATTGACGCTGAATAATTTTTTAATTCTACTGATTTGAAATATAGGTTTTCTACCACAGGTACCACTTCTGCTGTGCCACATTTAGCTGCACCCAGGTTAGCCACAGTACGGATGCTGTTGATCTGTGCATATTCATTGTTGTCAAATCTAGCCATCCTAACAGCATCATAGACAAATCCTGCGGCTGTACAACCTTGAAGTGCTAGTATCGCTACTACTACTAATAGTTTTCTCATTATTTACAACCTTTTTCAATGTAAGCGTAGAGCTTGTGATCTGGATTAGCGATACCAGTTGAAATCACTGTTGGATCATCCCCTGGTTTAGGAATAGTTTTAAGTTCATAAAACTTTTCACTGCAATCAACTGCAAATACTAAAGGTGTTACTTCTTTAGTTGCTTTGTCAATCTTACGGAAGGTGCCAGTAAACCCAGCACCTTCTTTTTTAGTTGTGTTAGTACGTTCGATCTTAACAGCATCTGTATCATTGATAGTTATCCACGTTTCTGCGTAGACTGCTGTTGCTGTTAATGCTAATAGTGAGATTAATAGTTTTTTCATTTGACTTCCTCATAAATTTGTTTTTGTGTTGCATACCACTCTTGCCATGCTTGATTCTTAGCATAGCATTCCTTGGCCTTGGCATAGTTGTCAACGGTATTTTCTAACAAGTCTGTAAGTTGTTTTTTCTTAGGATCCAAAGGCATCAAACGATCACAGGGTTTGGTCAATGCTTCAGGAACCTGTGGAAAACTCATTTTAACTGGAATAGCTGTGGCACAACCTGTTAATAGTAACACGGAGATTAATATTAATTTACGCATTATTTTGTCTCCTGTGTTGGTGTTTTAGTGATACTGAAATTATAAGCATTAACAGCATCATCTGATAAATTACATTCTGCATTGATGGTGTCTTTTCTTCTGCGTAGTGTTTCTTTGGCTGTGTTGGCTTTGTCCTGTATTTTAACAACTTTAGTGACTATCTTGGTCTGTACTTGTGTGTTGGCTTCTTGTGCTTTCTTTTCAGCGACATCTATTTTAGCCTGTAGTTCTCTGACTTGTTCACGCATGGCTGCATCTGTGCTGAATACACCTTTACAATAAACGCCTAATACCAATAATGCTACACCAATCAAATGTAATATGGCTTTATACTTGTTGACGAATGGAATAAATCCTAAGAATGTGCCAGCTATGGTAATAGCAACACCTGCCAGTACAGACATGTTAATAACATATACTATTAGTGCATCAGGTATAAAGTGTAGTAGCCACATTATGATAACAGTGCCTTGGCTTTTTCGTAGTGCGCTTTTCTTTCTTCGAGACCGATAGTACCACCATTTACACGTTTGGTCATTTTAACGATATCATCGGTGTCACAGATTTCATTCAATCCGTTGGTTTTCCAAAACCACATGGCTGATTCAAGTCCACCATCTAATGTTTCCATATCTTCTACACATGCTTCAGGATCTAAACCGATGCTAGCACCAAACTTAGTATAGTTGTCACGGCCGGTTAATTGTATAGCACCACGACCACGGAATTTATATCCATCGCCCGACGCTTCATCGCCATTGCCCATGCGGTTAGCATAGACTTTGTTGGCGATCTTTTCTGGATTACGTGCATATGGTTGAGCATCTGCTACTGTTGGGAAGTACTTGTGGAATATCTTGTTAAGTCCTTCTGCTGAATAGTTTAGGTTTTCTTTTAATACTGTAAAACCATTTGATTCATGACCACACTGTGCTAGGAAACCTGCCGCGCGATTAACAGTGTTGATTTCGTACTTGTCAAATAATTCATTTAATACTTCTGCTAAATCACCTGGATACTTGTTTTGTGGGAAAAGTGATTTGATTTGATCTGCTGTAATTTCCATCGTTGATTCCTTTCGTTAAATTTTTATACCTGCTGCTATACGCAAACTCTCCGTGTATTCGTTCTTTGGTGCTTTGGTAGTTACAGGTACTCCAGCTATCGCTTTCATCTGATCAAGTTCTTCTTGTTCTTTATCGTACTTACGATCATATTCTTCAGGTGTCAATGGGATTAATTCCTTTAATGATTCTAAAGTTAATTCGTGGTCACGTGTGCTCTTATGATAACGCACACGCCAATCTTCTAATTTTTGTTCTGTTAGGTTCATAGAGTCTTCCATGATCTTGATGATTTGGTCGGGAAGTTCTGGACAACGTTCGAGTTCAACAAACACCAAATAATCACCACCTTCTTTTTCACCTGAACTGACATCAGCATCTAGCACATATTCATAACCTTTTTCTACAAAGCTGACTAGGTCAGCAGCTGCTTCTTTACCTGAAACTTTAAAACTAATCACGCAAACATCAGCATCATCTCCCATTTTACTTTTATATTCGTCGATGTGCAGTTCAGTATGAACTAGGCGTTTCAGATCACCCTGTTCAAGATTTTCATTTAAATTAAAATTCTGGTTGTTGTTGGTCATCTGATTGCTCTTGATTTTGTTGATCAAATTGTGCTGTATCATGGCCTTCTTCATATGCAGTTTCGATATCTTCCATATCAAGTGTTTGGCTTTCTAAATCCAAACTACCTTGTTGGATTTCTTGCATGAGTTTCTTAGGCATGACGATTTTAACTAACCACACAGGTTTTTTAGCCATCTTAGGCATTTTAGTACCAGGTTCAAAATCTTCTGGTTTTTCTACTTTGACTGGATATTCTAGCATGTCTTTGCTGTAGTAAACTTCACAGTCATAGTCTAATAGACGTTCGCCGCCACGTGGATCAGGCATTAGCTTATAGGGCCACATAAAAGTACAGGTTACAAAGTATTTTTCGTAAATTGGACCTTCAACTAGTTCACCTTCTTTCCAATGTGCAAAAACATAAGTATCAAGCTCATCTAGCACACGCTCAAAATCGCAGAGTGTAGCAAGACTGCTATCAGTCATGAATATTTCTTTGGTATTGTCAATGATGTCTGTAATTAGTTTGCTCATAGTTTCTAAGACTCTTTTGTATTATTTATCTAATCCGCGGGCACTCTTGGGCTGTATGCCATGCCATACTTGTTCATCAAGCCAATATTCATCGACGTGTTTCACATACTTTTTATTGGGATCTTCTGTGATAAATTTCATGATATTGGGATCATACCAACTTACAGGAAAATTTAACAATCTGCTGGTATACTTCAAATAGTGTTCTCGATGTAGGAAAAGTGCTTCATTATCTAAGAAAAAGGTTGGAAAATTGCTGGTTAAGATATGATCGTAGTAGTATTCTTGCGCGATAGGCAGTGTTACTTCTTTACGCACTCGCAACTGTTGTTCTGCTTGTATATTCTGATCACGGACGATAATAGCGATCTTTACATCTATGCCAAGGCTTTTCGCTCGGTTAGCGAACTCTAAGATCTTAGGAGTCTGTCGCACACCATCGTAGACAAATGGCACTGACACATTGGCTAACCAATATTCATAACCTTGGAAATCTTCCAGAGTCAATCTTTCAGGATAGACCCAATATTCAGCGAAAGGTTCTAGATCACTAGGAACCCAATATTCATCGATCAACTGTTTCCACCCACCTACGGATTCATGCATGCTGAATATGCGGCTGAACAGATGATTACCCGAGCCCTGAGGACCTGTAACGATTAATAGTTTTTTCATTTTTTCTTGATCTCTTTTAATTTATCAATCCACAACTCATAATACTTGGCCACATAATTTCTATTGAAATTGGTCAATGCCAATCGATCGTATAATCGTTTGATGCTGTCAACAGTTTTGTCACGATCAAAATAAACATCATTGTCCCAAAAGATTATACGTTCATTGGTTTTATATTTTTGTAATTCTCTTTGATAAGAATCTAGTACCTTACCTGGCCATGCTATAGATTTATATAATCCCAATCTACGATGCTCGACTTCTAATCTAACATGCTCAGGATATGTCGCTAATTCTTCTAGATTTTTAGGAGCATGATCAGGCCAATCACTGCCTTTGTATTGTTCCCATACTTTCTGAGTCTCGGGGTCTATAGGAGTACGATTAGTGACAAATGTTTTACAATTTTCATAGATGATTACCTGCGCATTTTTCCATACAGACATGTATCTATCTAAACAGGGTAAACTATGGCTGATCAAAAAGAATTTATGTGACCCTGTGCTGAGCCTATCAACTACGGGATAAAACTTTGCTTCAAGCATTAAAGTACTGGTACAATTTAAATAGTCCAGATTGTCTACTCCAAACAGTTGCGCACAGCCAAGATTAAGATCAGTCCAAGTATCATTGACATTAGATAGTGCATCAGTTAGATACTGCATCTTATCGTTGATAGTAAACTGTCCATCTAATTGTTGTTCTGCTAGCCTAGCATCTTGGAATACAGCATCATCACTGAGTCCAAGACTGTTGACAAGAAATTTGCCACCAGCATTGGTAGGATAACAAAATATAATCAAATTGTCAGTGTCAAAATTAATCATTGTGGTCGTGTTTTAAATGTTGTTCCTAGCTTGTTACCAAGATCTAGTTCATTATAGTCAATGCTGTGTACATATTTGGTATTAGCATCCTCGGCAAGTATAGCATCTATCCTAGGATCATTCCATGCGATAGGAATATTTAAATCTAAACTCTTTAGATAGTCTTGTCGATACAAATATAATAATTCGTAACTTAAGAATGTTGGATCGTTGATATTTTTTAATTGTTCTAAAAACATATCCACTGTAGGTTGTGTACGGATACGTGTCTGTTGATAGTTTAATATCGTTTGATCTCGACCTATGACAGCGAAATCAACATCAATACCACAATCTTTAACACTGTTAGCGAACCCCTCGAGATCAGGATTCCATATGGGATTAACATCATGACCGATGATACCTAATGGACAACTGATGCTGGTAAAATAGTACTCACTTTGCGACCAATCAAAAGATTTAAGTAGGCTGTGATCTTTCCAATGTCGTGCGAATGGTTCTGCAAATCTGTGTGCTTCCCAGTAGTTGTCTAGCAGAGTTTTCCATCCATAGACTTTTGGATGTAAGCTGAATATCTTACTCCAAAGATGATTACCAGCGCCTTGAGGACCTGTGAGTATCAGCATCTTAGCCATAGATCAGATCCTCTAATTCTTTAGGCAGCACAGGAATTTCCATGCGTTCAGGGTGCCATACCAACCCCCAAATTGATTTAGTCTTATGTTTAAACGCCTCAACATGTTCGCCAGCCCAGGCTATAGGTTCTAATTCGTTACCTAGTTCCTCGATTAACATGTTATGATAGCTGTTGACTGTGTGCGTTTTACCTTCCATGACTAAGTCATGTGTGGTATTGTAGTGCCCCTCCACAGTTAAATTAGTGCCATTGTTAAGCTCATTTAAAAAGAAAGCACCATGACAAACACCTAGTATAGGAATATTACGTTCCAGTGCCCAAGTACAACAGAATATTTCAGTTTGATATCTAGCTTCACTGTCATTACCACCCGACAATATCAACATATCGATATCTACATCTATGTTTATTAAATTTGGCAACACGATCAATTCGTGATCACCAAGCATGTAGAACCATCCTTGTTCTAGACAATCATAAACGATATCATTGATAACTACCTGACGTTGTGTAATACCTATTTTCATTTGAAATATGCGAAGTAAATTAGTCCAGCGATGATCATAAAGATCTGTGGAAGGAAGTTAGTGATTAGGCTTTTTTCATTCCATTTATAGCCTACATATACCCAGCCACAGGCGCCAATGATTTGTAATATGCTGTTCCAAGGAGTGATACCTAAGATATGTAAAGGCATGGCACATAGGATCATTGTAGCAGAAAACCATTTGACTATGACAGTATAATCTTTCATTGAAATTCCAAAGAATAAAAAAGGAGCCATAAGCTCCTTTTTTAAGAACTTACACTATTAATTATGCAGAATAAGCTTCGCTAATTAATTTTGCAGCTTCTGGTAATGCTGTTGTGTTCATGCAAGAAATTGCGAATAAATCCATACGCATTGTTCTAGCGATAGTTTCAACACGTGCTTGTGTTTCAGCATCTGTAGCTAATAATTCTAAAGCACGAGCACCAATTTTGCTGTGGAAGCCTTCGTCTCTAGCGATCTTAGCGTATGTTGTGCTGATGAATTCGTCTTGAATGCATTCAGCCATTTTGTGCCATACACGTTCTGCACGACCTTCAGCGATAAACTGATAAGCAGCAAGTGCTAATGGATCGCTTTCTGCTTCATATTTTGCTAAAAGTGCTGCACCTTTAGCTGTAGGTTTAGCTTGCTCTTGAGCGATAGCTTGTTCTACGTCTAAAGTTTTACCTGTGATGTGTTCAATAACTTCCTTAACCATACGGAAGTGATTAGCTTCATCTTGAGCTTGTTTTGTTAGAAGTGTTAATTCTTCTGTGCTTGCTGAAGCTGGCATACCAGCAACTTTAGCTGAGATTTCAACCATGTTCATACGTTCATTAACCATACGGCCTGTGAAGTGTTCAACTAGTTGTTCAGTTGTTGGGTTGCTATTGAAATAAGCTTCAACTTGCATTTCACTAGCTTTGAACAATGCTTCATTGTCTTGTGCTAGTTTTGCAACGAATTGTTTTGAGTTCATTTTATTTTCCTTTAATAACGTTATTTTATCAGGGTAACTAATATATCTGGCCAGACTTTAGCTACACTGACCTCTGCGTCGAAGTGCTCTTTAATCCACCCGGATGTAAAGTACTCCCACTTACAGTTATTTATCTTTCCGTATTCCAAAATAGCCGCGTTCTGCTTGACTATTTCAGTCAACATGGTGTTGCTGTCTTTATAATGACTATAGTTGGGATATTTGATATTAAATCCGCCTGCTTCGTGCCACCAACTGTAACAGGCCATGTCAGGACGATAGACCATCATAACCCATGAATCTCGCCACTGCTTTTTCTTACGTATACTAGTTAAATTGAACGCCCACTCATGGCTTTTAATCAGTTTAGTACCACCGGGCTCTGACCATTGGCGATCTATATAGTTACCATTGGTGATTAATATACATTCCATGCCGTGCCCAAAGTAAGCACCTTTATGCCCACTGTAGGTATTGTGTGTGTATTCACGATTGGGATTGCGATCACTGGTGTTAAATCCAGGGATAGATTCGATAGTCTGTGCTATACCACTCCAACGGCTGCCTGGAGCTCCAGTAAAGAATATGTGATTAGGTAATGTAGTCATATAAGTAATATACGTACTTATTGTTATTAATCATGATACATATTTTATTTGTCGGTGGTAGTTTTGGTAGTATGCTTGAATGGGGCATACGCAATTATACTGGGCATTATAATGCTGTTGATACTGCCATGACTGAAGATGGCAGCATGCACAATTTCGATAAAATGTATCACCCATTTGATGACAGTGATTATGATGCACATGCTGTGTTAGATAAAATTGTAAATTTACCTAAAGACAGCATAATCACAGCTACCTATCCCAATGCTAAAATCAGCATACAGGAAATCATTGAATTTTTTAAACAACCTGAGTTTGAAAAAGACACTGTCATCAATGTCACCGTGCCTAACATTGACGTAGCAGAAAAGATCTTGCTGATGAATTACCACAAATTAGTCGTTGGTTTAGGTTATGGTTTTGACTATTTTTGCTTGAAACATGAACGAAATATAATCAATTGGAATACAAATTATAAAAACTGGCGTGACATGCAGACTTGGGAATTCCGTGAATGGATCAGTTTGTTTTATCATGAGTATGTACAAGAATGGATTGACGCCCAACAGTATTGTGATCCATCATGGGTCAAAATCAATCCCATAAACATAGTTAGATTCTATGATGAGGTTATAGCGACCGTGATATCTTATAGTAGATTAACCTACGCAGATAATCTTGATGCTGATGTTAAAGTACAAGAATGGTGTAGCAAACAGGAAGAAATATTCCAAGAACATGAGCAGGCAAAATTGATAGTAGATAAAACTATAAGTAATGAATATATGGAATGGTTGCCGATGAATGTCATGGCAGAAGCTATCATACAAAAACGTTTACGTGATCGTGGCTACGAACTTAGGTGTTTTGATCTAAATACATTTCCTAGTAATACCAATGATTTGAGAAATCTAATAGATGCAACAGCAAGAACTCAATAATTATTTTTCCACACAATGGCATTCAAACATAGATCAATATATCTATTCTGGGTGGGCATTGGCGAATCAAGTGGGAGATAAATCTGTGTTAGATGTTGGCTGTGGACCTAACCCATTCAAAGGTAAGATTAAAAATCTCATAGGTATCGATCCTGCGTTTGATGCTGCTGATGTCAAGACCACCATAGAAGAATATACCACTGATCAGAAGTTTGATATCGCATTTTGTTTAGGTAGTATTAACTTTGGCAGTGAAGAGGTTATTCTGCGCCAGATTGGATCTGTTGTATCACTATTAAAAGCTCAAGCAAAGATCTACTGGCGCTGCAATCCTGGTCGCCATGATCATGCCAGTGACCTGTGTCAAGCGATTGATTTCTTTCCATGGACATTCCAACATCATCTAGATTACAGTGAGAGGTTTGGATTTTCATGTGATGTGATCGCTTGGGATAGTAATAATAGAATCTATGCTGAATGGTCCAGGACAGCTTAGTATTTAGTTACCAATCCAAAAAATTAAACTATACTTAATAAAATAAAATCCCTCTCCTTAAATATCTTTGTAGATGCCTTTAATCTACAAACTCATCAACAGGGAGCATTATGTCAAAACGTAGAACTAGCAGTAGACACCTAGCAGCAGTAGAAACAAACAATACACTTAGTTTTAACCAATACGTTCAACAGAGAAAGACAGTACATCTAATACCAAAAAGCCTAAATCAAGAACAATATATCGAATTACTCACAGATGAAACCAAACACATAGTATTTGCTACAGGCCCTGCAGGCACTGGAAAAACCATGTTGGCCATGTTGGCTGGTATTAAAGCCTACAAAGAAGGCAGTGTACAAAAGATTATCCTAACACGTCCAGCGGTAGGGGTGGACGATGAAAAGCACGGCTTCCTACCAGGCAATATAACTGCAAAAATGGAACCATGGACTAGACCACTCTTTGATGTAATGCAAGAGTATTATAGTACCAAAGACATCGCCAGAATGATAGACGAAAATACCATAGAGATAGCTCCACTAGCATTCATGAGAGGTCGCACATTTAAGGGAAGTTGGGTCGTTGCAGATGAAATGC